TACGGCCACGAAGAAGGTGACAGTTCCCTAGACACCACCCTAAAGTCCGTGTATAACGTGCCGGGGACCCAACAGTTGGAGGTCTACTATGATGCGAAGGACTATACGAGTGGAGTGGTTCCGGATTTGAGTACCAACTCACTTAATGGAACACTCACGAATGGTGCCACATTTGATAACTCTGATGGTATCGGTAAGTTTACGTTTGATGGATCGAACGATTATATCAGTGGGAGTATACCATCTACATTTACAGGTAATCAAACATATACATTTTCCACGTGGATAAAACCAACTTCACACCCATCATCGGGGTTTATTGGTATTTTTGAAGCGGGTACTCGGTCAACTGACGATGCTTTTGGTTTGTATTTGAATGCAGGGAATATAGTACACCTTGCATATGCTAATAATTTAGCAACCACGACCCTTGCACCAGTCGGACAATGGACACATATTACAGGTACATATACATCCGGTGATAGAAAAGTGTACGCGAATGGTGTTTTGTTGGGACAAGATACATACTCGGCTTTAACTTTAGCGGGTACAACGTTGGTGGTGGGGGCAAACTCTGGGGGAACCCAGCCGTTCACCGGCTCCATCGCGAACTTCCGTCTCTTCTCGAAGGCCCTCAATGCTGGGCAGGTTAGGGAACTCTACGACTACCAAAAAGACTATTTCTTGGGGACCCGTTCCTCCGTGACCCTCTACAAGGGACACCTAGGCATCGGGGTCGCCGAACCCTCGGGCCAATTGGAACTCGCGGGAGATGAGCGAATCCAAGAGTATCCTCCTAGGGCTATGACCCACTCGGATGGTACGGCAAGATTGTCTCAAACGGCGGGTAAATCTAAAAATATCACATACATTGAAGGTCACGGTGAATTCAAGGCATCAGCTTCAAAATCATCGACCGGAACCTCTGGATATGATGGACAACAACCCTATAGCGCCTTTGATCGTACGACCTCCTACTGGCTCATGTACGAAAATGTGGGATACAATACAACATCCGGAGCTTATGAAGATGATGTGTATAAATTAAGTGCTTCTTCGGGGACACCGTACGGACATTGGCTCAAGCTCGAAATGCCGTATACAGTAAACATTAAAAGTTATTTTTTAGATGGTTCAGGTCAAACTTACACTCCCCACGATTGGCAAATATGGGCGAGTAATGATGATAACAATTGGACACACATCCACAGTTACTCTGGCGAAACGTATGATTCCTCCAATGGTAGGTATTACACGGTATCACATACAGGACATTATAAGATGTTTGCGATAATCGTTACGAGTATCCATGCTGGTGCATCCTCAGACCGTTTGGCGATTAGAGAAATGAAATATTTCGGCACCCCCGGCCCCACGACCCTGGACAAGGGTTCGCTGAGCCTCACAAGGTCCCTCGATGTTCCCCGCATCTCTCGGTACGACGTGGATACGGAAACCCCTAGGCCGGAGAAGTTGGTGCTGGATTTCGATACCACCGTCAATTCCTCACCCACAGATATCTCGGGGCAGGGGAATCATGGGAGGTTCGTGAACGGTGCCTCCTACTCCCCGGCGGATAAGGCGTTTACTTTTGATGGGACTACTGATACGATAGAAGGTGAAATTTCTGGGATATCGGGTGATTATGTACACTCTATATCATTTTGGGGTAATTTCAATGCCACTAATCAGACTGTATTTGAAATGGGATCGAGAAGTGAAAACGATCTTATAGGAATTAACTATACGACTGGGTCTCTACAGTATTATTTTTATGCTAATGATTACGTATATAACGGGGCCACCCAGTTATACGCGTGGAATCATTTCGTATTCACATATTCCGGTGGTGGTACAAGTAGGAAAGTGTTCCTAAACGGTGTCGAACTCGGATTAACAAGTTCGAATGGAGCTGCCGTTAATCAATCGCTTACACTAGCAAATGGTAATTATAGTATTGGTGATATCGTTGGTTCGGGTTCGGGTTCGGGTGATGTAAATGGAAAACTTTCAAACTTCAAACTCTACTCGGTCGCCCTCGAACCCTCGGAGGTCCAAAAGTTGTACCGGTTGGGCCGAACCGGGCGGTCCATGGTCATCAGCGACACGGCCGTCGGGATCGGGAAAGTCCCTGAAGCCCAATTGGATGTGAGGGGGAACATTAAGTGTGACGGCGTTGTGAGGCCATACACATGCGCATTCGCCGCATACGCAACGGCTGGTAGTAATGCTTCTACATCCGGTATATTTCCCGCAGAGAATGTTCACTTTAACATCGGAAATTGCTATGACACGTCAACATATGAGTTCACCGCCCCAGTTCATGGAATTTATTACATGTCGTTTTCGGCTTTCACAAATACGGGTGCAACCAGTTCTAGCCGAATATATGCACTTATAAATGGTTCGGTTGTAGAACAGGTGGGTGCCACTATGGAACAACACGGTAACTCATTATCACTCACAGTTGAAATGCAACTTGGTGATACATTTCATTTTAACGGAGGATCCGGTGTTCCAATATATTATTACGCGGCGAATGCTCATAACAGATTTTCTGGACATTTAATTTGTGCCTTATAATAATGACAATTCTCGATTGTGTGATACAGATAGTAAAGGAAACATGTGAAGAAGGCTGGTCTTGTGGTGAAACATGGGAATCTATACGTCTTCCAGAGGGCTACGAAAAACCCCCAAAGGAAGAGTTCGAAGCGAAACTCCAGGTACTTGTGAAAGCTCTCACATGGAAAGAACTCCGCGAAGAACGCAACACGCGGCTCGCCGAGGTGGATTGGGTGTTTTCGGGGGACTATAAATTGTCACCCGAGGAACACGTATTATGGGTAACCTACCGCAAAACGCTCAGAGAACTTCCGTCCACCACAGAAGATCCGGCGAATCCTACATGGCCCGAAAAACCGTCGGTCGCTTCGGGGGAAACGAAGACCGCGAACGCGACAGCCGAATTAATGCGGATGATTAACGAAAACACGAAATTAAGTTCGAAAATAACGGCACTCGAGCGCCGGTCAACGGATCAGGAACTCAAACTGATAAGGTTAAGTAAACTTCTCGAAAAAATACAAACTTAGAGACAATACACGCATTCATAACAAGTATGGATAGTATTATCGACTGTATAGGTCTTGTAAGTGCCGTTTTAATCGCAGTCATGTTTGTGCCACAGATCGTACACGTATACAAAACGAAAGATACGGATGCGCTCAATTATACGTTCCTGGGTACGAATATAGTCGCGAGTATTCTGGGTCTCGTATACTCCATCTACTATACTGTAATTCCTATGATTGTTGCCAACACATCAGCCGGTCTGTTTTCAATCTCACTCATCACGATGAAACGGGTCAATGGTCTTAAAGAAGTTTCACCCGCATAACACCGCCTTTCACGAATGTATCCCACTCGTAAAAGATGTTTACTAAATATAGATGAGCGATACGAACCACCATATCCTCACGGGGAAGGTTGACGTCACTAGTAATTTACTCGTCGGGTCGTCACATTTATTCGTCGATACGAATAATAACAGGGTCGGACTCATCACGACTGATCCACATGCAGGGTTACACGTGAACAGTAACGCCTACGTACACGCGGATTTACGTGTCGGTTCCCAGATTGAAATAAACGCAACGGCTGGGCGCATAAAAGCCGATAAGTTTGAAGGGGACGGTTCGCTTTTAGTGAACGCTCCCGTTGGGTCACTCGCAGTACACAGTACGGATACGGGAGTGGCTGGATCGGACGCACTTGTTTCGAACGAGGGAACGCCGACCGCCGCAAACTTCAAGTTTACCATTCCGAGAGGTGATACGGGTGCACAAGGTATTCAAGGAAATACCGGTACATCCGCTATCGGTAGTGTCACGACGGGAAACCCGGGGTCACAAGCGACCGTCGTAAACTCTGGTACGTCCACAGATGCAACACTCGATTTTACGATTCCGAGGGGTGACGTCGGCGCACAAGGTATTCAGGGTGTTCAAGGCGTTCAAGGTATCCAGGGTATTCAGGGAAACACTGGAACTGTCGCAGTCCACAGTACAGATACGGGTGTGGCCGGATCACAGGCAAGTGTTTCGAATGAAGGCACGTCGACAGTCGCAGATTTCAAATTTACCATTCCAAGAGGTGACACTGGCGACCAAGGTATTCAAGGTATTCAAGGTGTTCAGGGTCCTGCCGCAACCATAGCAGTAAGTACTCCCACAACAACGGGAGCTGCTGGAACGAACGCCTCCGTTACAAACTCGGGTTCGTCTTCGGCTGCTACGTTTAATTTTACGATTCCGAGGGGGGATACGGGTGCTCAAGGTATCCAAGGTGTTCAGGGTCCTGCTGCAACCGTAGCTGTTGGTACCACAACAACGGGAGCTGCTGGAACGAACGCCTCCGTTACAAACGCGGGCTCATCTTCGGCTGCTACGTTTAATTTTATTATCCCACAAGGGGCTGACGGATCTGACGGGGCTGACGGAACCAACTATTTCACTTTAAGTGGGAGTGACATTTACAGGTCTACGGGGAACGTCGGTATCGGAGGTACAGCTTCTGCTACGAATAGACTCAAAGTGGATGGTACTGTTGAGGCTACCACGTTCACGGGGAGTCTCTCTACATCGGTGACTCCAGGGAGCTATCTCACGGGGAGTGCCTATAATGGTTCAACAGCGAGAACATTCACCGTAGATGCGACGACAGCTGCGACCGCGTCTAAAATCGTAGCTCGCGACGGTAGTGGTGATATATTTGGGAGATATATGAACATGTCACATGGTGCAACCGCTAGAAATAGTGATACTGTATTTTACTCTTCCACCGATAATTACATCCGAAAAACTACAGCTGCAGGTATGCGAAGTTCTCTTGGGGTTGCGGCACTAGCTGGCTCTACGACCCAAGCTTTCTCTGTGAGTACTCTCACAACCACAGGCAACGTCGGTATCGGGACGGATAGTCCTGATGGTAAATTACATATTTACGAAACGACTGGAACATCTCACGGTCTCAATGTCGGAACTCTCATACTGGAACACGGAAATAGTGGTGGTTCATCGAGTATTGTTTTTCCGAGTAAAGTGAACATTACATCAGATTATGGGTACATAACGTATAACGAAAACTACGGTGAAGCGGGGATATCATCAACAGAAAATGGCGTTTTGTTATTGGGGGCTGAAAATGATGGAACGGGAAGTAGCGATCACGTGCGTATCAAAACACGTCTCGTGGTTGAGGCTGATGTGGCGAGTACTGACCCAACATACGCGTTCCAAGTAAAATCATCTAATACGACATCTGATTTGTTTGCCGTGCATAGAGGTGGGTCGATTGGTATAAATGGTATCGATCAAGCTGTTCCGTTTACGATAAATTCAAATAAAACAGCGACAATAAACGGTACTACGTTTACTACATATTGTAAGTGGTATAGAGGTTCAGGTAATTGGTGGATCGGTTCAGATAACGCAACTAATTGGAATCAGAATTTATACTGGTTCTCGAACACGAATGAGACGGGAAATCCACTCAAACTGGTCATTATGTTCGAAAATGACCAGTCGAAGGGAACAAACCTTAATATAAATACGTTCACTGGTCAACACAGAAATATAGTGAGAGGTGTGAATCCTACAAACATAGAAACGTTTATAGGTCTCATCGTATCGGCAGATAATAACGAAAATATAAAAGTGAACGGAGGTGTTGAACGTGGGTTAGATGCTATAACAATTAATGAGACAATTCCTCTCGTTTCTGTGACTAACAAAGCATATGATAAAAGTGTGTTTGGTGTTGTATCCGGCTCAGAAGATCCAGAATATAGGGAGGATAAGTTTGGGCGTGTCACATCGGTATTCATTAAGGAAGAAGGTGATGATAGAATATTCATCAACTCCCTAGGTGAAGGTGCTATGTGGATTTCTAATCAAAATGGCCCGCTCACATCCGGCGATTACGTGACATCTTCCCATATACCCGGTTATGGAATGAAACAAGATTCAGAGTTCTTGGCGAATTACACGGTGGCTAAGATAACCATGAATTGTGATTTTCAAGTAACACCTCGTATTAAATATAAAATCAAATCCGAGTTCAAAACTGTGAATTATTATAGACACGAAGATAATTTCATAAAAGAACCCGAGTATACTAAATTAGATGCAGATGTGCAAGCTGTTTATACACGCGAACAATATGACGAAAATGTTAACATCCTGGATGAACACGGTCAGCTCCAGTGGGAAGATTCTGGTGAAACTGAGGCACCATACAAACTCCGATACCTCCTCCCCGACGGCACACAAATATCAGAGGAAGAGTATACGACAAGGGCATTGGCTAATGAGGAAGTATACCTAGCAGCATTCGTTGGGTGTACGTATCACTGTGGATAATTTGTGATGATATAGTAATGATCATTCCAGACATTGTCAAAGATAAATGGAAATCTCAACCGACCACTTTAGATATCTTGAAAACGGACCTCCAAGCCGAAAAGGCTAAGGTTGCTAAGATGGAAACCCAAGTTCAGGCTAATCAAGCTACAGTCGCTACATTCGAAACTCTTGTGATGACACTCCTCACACGTGTACAGAAATTAGAACAGAGATAGTACCACAGCAAACCCAAAAGACGAGGGATTCATTCGCGGTTTTTGGGAACCCGAAACTGAACTTGCGAATGGTTGGTATTATTTCATTACTTCTCATAGAGTCTATTCACCCTCACGTCCCATTTTTAAAATGCTTAAAAAAAAACGTAGTATAATATAAAATGTCCGGCGGTATTGCCCAACTCGTTGCCATTGGTGCTCAGGACGCTCACATCGTGGGTAAGCCCGAGGTTTCCTTTTTCCGTTCGTCATACAGACGTCACACTAACTTTGCACAAACTGTTGAGAAACAGGTTATCCAGGGTAACCCCACTGCCAATGGTATGTCAACTGTGCGCTTCGAGCGTAAGGGTGATCTCGTTGGTTACGTGTACATTTCCAACCGCGCACCCCAAACTTTGACCCGCACCCAGTGGAAGGCTCAAATCAAAAAGGTTGAACTTTTGATCGGTGGTCAGGTCATCGACACGCACACTTCTGAATTTTCTCAAGACATCGCGCCGGTCATGCTTGCGCAGTCTTACTCCAAGTCGTTCGCGGCGGCGGGTGACGGTACAAATACGTCGCAATTCTACCCACTCCGATTCTCTTTCTGTGAAAATGCTCAGTCCGCGCTGCCTCTCGTGGCGCTCCAGTACCATGATGTCGAGCTCCGCATCTCTTGGGGTAGTGCTACACTCCCCCAGTCGGACTTTGAAGTGCACGCGCAGTTCATTTACCTCGACACTGACGAACGGTCCACAATGGCGGGTACCCCCCAGAACATGCTCATCACACAGACCCAAATGTCGATCGCCTCGCAGTCGACTATTCAGGAGCTCAACTACAACCACCCCATCAAGTTCATCGCGACTCGCAAAGATACGACGATCGGATTCGCCGATGGTAAGGTCAAGCTTCAAATTAACGGTACCGATGTCGGTGACGCGAAGCTCGCGAAGCCCCATTACACGGCCGCGTCGCTTTACTACACTACGCCTTTCTCGAGCCTCAAGGCGAGCAACTCTGAGCACTTCCTCTACCCTTTCTGCCTTGACACGTCTAAGCTTCAGCCCACCGGTACGCTCAACTTCAGTCGTATCGATTCGGCTCGTCTCGTGACCGATATCGGCACCTTTGACACTGACATGTACGCGGTGAACTATAACATTCTTCGCATCGAAAATGGTATGGCTGGTCTCATGTACTCCAATTAAATACCCGCTTATAATACCATGTGGTTTTTGCTATTCGCAGTAGCGTTCATCTTTATAATTACATATGACCCTAAATCGAGAACACTCGAGAAGTACATTCCTGTGGGGCCAGCACCTTGTAAAGATGGACATTATAACGAAGTCCAATTTGGACAGAGTGGGTACGACTGTCCCCAAAATAAAACAAATTATTTAGGTGCAGTTATATCTACTTAAAAAAAAGGGTTGTATCTATCATATAAGATGTTTTCTTTCGATAGAGATACAGCCGTTATTGCGGCGGTCGTCGTGTGCATTGTCGCGACGCTGTATATGTACAGGGAATTTGGTAAAACCAAGAATGATCTCTACGAGATGAAGAATCTCGTTGACAAGCACGATTCGTACATGTATTCCGCAGACGACGACGAGTTCGAAGATGATGAAGAAGAGGAAAGCGCCCCCCAGGTACAGGAAGAATCAGTCGCTCGTTCGTCACAAATGAACGCCATTCAACCCGTGGCAAACACCGCGCAGTGAGTCCCATATAATAGTATCAGTAAATTATAGAATGCAATGAGCCATGAAGAAATATAAGGCCATCGCTATACCCGTGTCTTTCGCGGAAAACATACCCAGGTTTTTAACCGTTAGAGATAAAAGATTTAAAGAGTGGATATTTGTCACAGGTGGATGTAAACGAAGAGAAATATTCTACCCACTCCGTTGCGCTTTACGCGAATTGCGAGAAGAGACAAGGGGTGTCATTTCACTCAAGAATGGAGAATATACATCTTTTACATTCAATGTGCAGGAGAGTGAAAACGTCGAACTCGAGTATACAGTCTTTATACTGTATGTAGATTATACAAGACAGCAACAGAATGAACTAGTTAGACGTTTTAATGAAGAGAAGTATAAGATGTATACGAAGAAAATACATGTAAAGCGAGCATACGATGAAAATGATTATATGAGTTTCGATACACTTCCCGAATTTAATTCGAGACATCGATGGGATAGAATAATACAGAATGTCATTCAGAATAATGAATTTTATAATTGCGTGTCCTCACGGGATAGAAAATCCTTTTATATTAAAGAATGAAATCAAAGAGTTACATTTTAATGCAGATTAAGAATATTCTTATGACTATAAAGTCCTATACGAACGATGAGGCTGATACGTATGTAGAAGGTGTACAAGAAAAAACTGTGTACGAACTTCTCGTGCTTAAAAAAGAATTATCTGAATCAGACGAAGAATATTTAGACATCTCATGCCGTCGCTCGATATGGCATGAAGAATATTAAAAAATAAAAAACAATATAAATTAAGTATACATGTTCAAGTCGTGGTGTCGCCGACAAGGTTTTTACAACAACTCCAATTTATCACATGTGCTCATGGATGGCGGTAAACTATCTGTCCCATTTGATAAATTGAATGACTTTTATGAAGAGTACGTACGCGCCGTAGACGACGGTGAAAAAATTTTCGTCGTCGAACAAAAGACGGACACATATAACTTTTTTGTGGATATGGACTATAAAGATGAAGAAGAATTACCATTTGACCGTCTAAAGGAAATTGTACGAATCATGTGTGACCGCGTAGCACTACTGGGTGGTAAAAACGCACTCGTGTCGGTCGCCGAACCGAAATCTGTCGGTGGTCTCATCAAACACGGTATCCATGTCAATTGGCAGAATTTTGTCGTCGATCACGGATCCGCTATGGCTTTACATTCACATATCGTTTCGTCACTCTCACTCATGTTTCCCACAAAAAAGTGGAAAGATATAGTCGACACGTCAGTGTATGGAAATGGTAAACGTAACGTACGTGGAAGTGGGTTTCGAATGCCATGGTCGTATAAGCGTGCGAAACACGAACTGTGCGATGGTCGTGGTTGTGCGTCGTGTGACAATAGTGGGCGCGTGACGCAGGGTATTTACATGCCGGTTCTTATGTATAATTCAGTCACGTCAAAACTCGACGCCATATTTGATGCAAAGCCCAGCGTTGATATATTACACATGGCCACTACACGGACACAAAACA